GTTTCTTGGTCCGAGAACCGTATAAACATATCATCTTGAGTAGAGGTGTCAGCGATCGTAGTTTCGGTTCCAAATAAAACTAAGTGTCTCGTGACTGGAGACATCATCATGGCTCGAGACGCTGTTGGAGCTGAGGTTGTTATATGACTTGTTGTGCCTGTTGATGCACGGGTCGTGAATCGTGCTGCAATACTTGAATCCCATGTATAAGTTTTTCCATTTAAAATTGTTGCTAGTAAAACATCTCCATAATTATCCAAAGCCCAGAGTCCTGGTTCAAGGGTCACGTTTGAAGCAGTTACGGCACTTCCCCATCCTGTATAATCTGTAGCATCAGCTACAGCTACTTCATCAGCATGAGCTGATCGGTCGGAACCATCTACCGCTCTGGTAATTACTGTTAAATTATTTGTAGAAACAGCAGTATAATCAATTAATTCTCCATCCACTGCTGGAGTATCACTTACAATAATTGTTCCACCTGCGCTGGGAAAACCAGTGGCAGAAGTTACAGCAATAGTTGTTCCTGTTGTTCCAGAAGTGTTATCACCTAAAGTTCCGTCTAAATCAGTAGTAGCTACTCCAGAAATTGTCCCACCAAAATTTCCAACACCAAAACCATAGCCATAAGTTTGAGCCGCAGGGCCCACGGATGCATAGGGCTTTAAATCTACGCTTCCTCCTGTTGCTGAAGATCCTGTGCTGGTAAATGTAATAGTAAATGTAACTGAAGTTGGAACTGTAATGACTTGAAATAATTTATCTTCAAATGCAGCATCTGTTAAACCTGTACCACCAGGCAAAGTTACCGAGTCAAATAAGATTATATCACCTGCAAGTAAGCCATGAGCAGAACTTGTTGTCATAGTGATGGTAGTTGTGCCATTAAAAGTAAAAGTAGCACTAGAGATTGTTGTAGCTAAAGGAGTGATATCATAAAGCTGACCTTCATAATAAATTAATAAAAATTTATCGGTACCGATTGCAACGTATCGATTTCCATCAAGATCAACAAAAGGGAATTGAGCTCTGGCTACTCCCACAATCGTATCGGTTAATAAAGAAGACCATCCTCCTAATTTTTCAGGAAGACCATATCGAAATCTGACATTATCAGAATCTACCCAGCGCCTTTCAGCACCAACCTGAGTCTGTTGTTTGTCGATTCCAGGAAGTAGTTTAAAATCTACGAGAGCCATTCAATTAGCTCCTAGGCTGTATTCGTTTTGTATATCCAGCCTACTGTAGCATTGGCATATACTAATGTAATAGCTTGACCATTAGTGCTTAAAACTAAGTTACTTGCTGAACTATTAATTTTTTCTGCCCCATTAGAATCAATAGTCAGATTGTTTGAACCAAAATAATTTTGACTATCTATAAATGTTATTTCATCATTAACAACCCCTGCGGGAAGAGTAATGGTAAATGCATCAGTTGTTTTGGTATCACAGAAAATTTGATCACCAGCAACAGCGGTATAGGCCGCGGTATGAGTGACATAACTTTTTTGTAGCATGCCTAAAGTCGTATTTGTTCCATCAGAATAAACCAATGCAGTTGCAGCTACAGGCATTATATAACCTGTGCCTGAAGCCGTCTTAACGGTTAAAGTATAATTACTTGAAGAACGATCCGTTGAATCTTTAACAATAAAAATTCTTTCTGCCGCAGTGGGCATAATAAAATTACGATTACCCGCCAGTGTTCCTGTTAGTGTAAAGAATAGATTTTTACCATTGGAAGTGGCTCCATCATTCAATAACAATGTGACATCGCCTGAAGCTACATCGACCGATAAATATCCACTCGAAGCCTGTTCTAATATTTCTAGATTAGTATTGGTAACGGTTCCCCACAGTCCAGCTTTTTCTCCTGTGGCTACTTTTTCTAATTGTAAATTTGTCGTATATGTTGATGCCATAATCCTCCTATAACGGGTCTATATTGGTCCATGTCATGCTGACACCTGGATCAATTGCTGGCCAAGTTATCACATTTACTTCCTCAGCGCCATCAGAAACTGTTAGTCCACTTCCTGTTACTGTCACAGATCCTGAAATAGTTAAAGTGATCGTTCCCATCGAAATGGTAACTCCACTACCTGTTACAACAGCCGTTCCGTCGATAGCGTAGGTAGGTGTGCCCTGTGAAACGGTAACACCGCTCCCAGTAACAATAATTACAGCACCTGCGTGACCTAATCCGCCAAAAGTTGTTTCTCCGAATGCTGATAAACCTAACATGATTCTATTAGGATTACGCTCCTGTTAATTCTTTTATTTCTTCGTCATCAAGACCAAGGTCTTTTAATTTTTGTTTACCTGATGCTTTTTTTGCTGCTGCCGCAGCTTCAGCATCTATTCTTGCTTGTTTATCAATAAGCCATTGTGCTTCTTCTGCATCTCTAGCCGCTTCTTCTTCTGCGGTAAAAGGTACTTTTTCATTATGTATTTTATGGTATCTTGTCATATTATCTCCTAAGTAACTTTCCTTCCGTAAAGCGTTAACTCTCCTGATGAAACATTTCCTGAACCAAATTTAATTCTTACTCCATCAACGGCTACAATGTCATTGTTTCTACCACCTCCGCTTAGTTGTTCATATTTATTAGTCCAACCTGAGTAACAACTTTGAATGCTTATCTCTTTCTGATTAGAGGTGCTGTGCACATCAGCGATTGTTACTACAAAATATATATTTTCTCCGTTATTATTTCCCAATGCGGTAGAATTTAGGAGTATCTGACTACCACTTGTATTATTTTGATTTCTTAAGCTGCCATCTTCATCTGAACCATACAAAGCGTATGTGTAACCGCTAGTTATCCAAGCAGTAGCAACCCTTATTTGAAATTGACAGTCCTGTCCATCACTTGTAGGTACCACCGCAGAACCAATTAGTCTAAAATCTCTGTAATCAGTTGAAAGTGTTGTGAATTGTATTGTTGCATCAGAAGATGCTGTTTGACTTTCTATTTTTGTCCAAGCTCCACTAGCAGCAGGAGCTTTAATATACGAATAATCCATTCTCTTTAATACTCCAGCATCTGATACTAAAAATTCATCTGTATCTGCAGGTTCGGCTCCAAGTGCCGTTTGACCACTAATGGCTGTATCATTAAGTTTTGCAGCCGTAATGGTATCGTCTGAAGGGGTACCAATATCTAAAACATTTCCGAGTATAACTATGAAGTCAATAACATCAGATGTTGTGAGTGCCGAAGCAAAAACGATGGTGCTTCCTGAAAGAGTGTAAGCAGTTACAGGGGCCTGAATTACACCGTTTAAAGACACGATGCAATTTTGGGGTGTAGCTGGACTGACTGCCACACCACCTACCAAAATATTAAAGGTATCGGTTGCCGAAGTTGTGATTGCATCACACTTTTGAAAATTTCCTATTACGGGTGTAGCTCCTATATAACTCATATTATGCTCCTGGTTTCATTGGATAGTTAGCTGCTTTTACTTCTTCAACAGTAGTCAAGCCACTTGGTAAATCTCTTAATGCCTGTCTGTAAGTTTCCATATCTTCTGACATGGTTACATCTTGTAAAGCATAGAAATCTGTTTGAGCTAAAAGATTATTTCTTTGTTCTCTTAAACGTGCAATTTCTCTATCGAAAGCACCAGCTTCCCATGCCGCTTCTTCAGCATCTCTAGCCAATTCTTCTTCGGCTGTGAACCAAACTTTATTTCCATTTACCATTCTATGTCTAGTCATAATTAACTCTTAGCCAATCCATATAAATAGAATGAGCCTGAAGCAATATTGCCAGTACTCATAATTATTCTGAAAGCATCAATAGCACCAGCAACTGCATAAATAGCCCCACCTAAAGTTATATATGAATCAGCAGTACTTTCATCACTATAACAAGTAGTCCAAATACCTCTTGCATAATCTGAGGTTTGTGCTGGATTAAAAAAATCTAATGTATAAGACATATTTTCCCCAGTAGCAGTTCCTGTATCATCTGCATACATAAAAGCTGTTGTAACATATCCATTGCCAACAGTTCCACCATTACGTGTCATTCTTGTCTTGTAACCTGACGTTTCATAAGATGAACCTGTATCGTTACTAACTAATACTGTCATAATTGCTTTGTCTGTAGTACCTTTAACACTAAATGCCTTTAACTGGTATGCTATGTATGTATCATCAAAAACTACATCTGAAGTTCCATCTACGAAATCAATAGAAGAACTGGCACTGGCAGTCTGTGCTTTGATAAAAGTCCAAGCACCACCAGCCGCATCTTGAAAATCCGTAGCGGTAGCAGAAGTTGCCGTCCATAATTGATCCGCAGCAGCGGTATCTGATCGGTTGATTGCTAAATTGTTTAATGTTGTTATTGCCATCTTATGCTCCTGTTAATGCTTTAATCTCATCATCGTCAAGTCCAATATCTTTTAATTTTTGTTTTCCTGATGCTTTACTTGCCAATCTTGCATCTTCAGCTGCTTTTTCAGCTTCTCTTCTAATTGCTGACTGTGCTTGACGTTCATCTTCAGCTATTTCTTCTGCCGCTGTCAGGGGTTCTCTCTCATATCCTCTTAGTTTATATCTGGTCATAATTTTATCCTAATCAGTTGCTCCCCATAAAGTTGCCTCTACTGTTTCAATAGCTCCACTACCCCCTGATGTTGTAATTCGGATACCATCATAAGCAGTAGAAGTCATATAAGTACCACCACCAACATAATTATATCCTTGAGGGTCCTGACTGTTTTGTCCTTGCGTTATTAAATACAAGGAAGTTGGCAGTTTTGTTTGAGAAGGATTTTCCAACATAATAAAACCAAATGCACCTTCACCAGCAACAATACCCATTTCCTGTGTTGCTATCATGCTATAAGTATACGATAGACGCTTACTATCAACATAACCACTTTGATAAGAGTAGCCTTCATAACCTGATGATTTCCAACTTACACCTGTGTCTAACGATATCTCAAGAGCCATTTTTCTATCAGCAACTGTGCCAACATAATTTCTAAACATAAGCATATAGTACTGGTAGGTGCTATCAAAGACGACTCCACCAGTCCCATCAACGAATTCCAGAGATGCTGTACTTGATGTAATTTCCTTATTGACGATTTTAGTCCACATGCCTGCTGATGCTGGAAGAGCTTGAAAATCTGAAAGTGTAGCAGACGTAGCTGTCCATACCTGATCTGCAACTGCAGCATCAGATCGGTTCATTGATAAATTGTTTACTAGTGATATTGCCATATTATGCTCCTGTTAATTCTTTTATTTCTTCGTCATCTAACCCTAAGTCTTTGAGTTTTTGTTTACCTGATGCTTTTTTTGCCACTGATATAGCTTCAGCATCTTTTTCAGCTTGGTTATTACTAAGCCATTGTGCCTCTCTAGCATCTCTTTCATTTTCTTCGGCTTGCGTGAAGAAAACTTTATTTCCATTTACCATTTTATGTCTTGCCATAATTATTTCCTATTTAATTCCATATAAAACTATTGTTCCTGAAGCCATATCTCCACTTCCCATTTCAAATCTAACAGCATCAACATCTTCAGCCGCTTGTGCTCTAAATACATTTATATACACAGAAGTTCGACCATCTGCTCTACCTGAAATAGTGTAAGCTGACAGTTTAGTAAATTCAACGCTACCAGAAGGATTAAAAAGTGTAACTTCGCCATTACAATCTTCTGCCGCGGCATTTCCAACCGCACCAACAATCGAACCATTAGACCAAGAAGTAGTAGTAAAAGTATTAGAACCAGGCGGTTCAAAAGCTGGATAAGAATTTCCACCAATTAATTCATCCCAAGTTACCCCCAGATCAGTAGATGTTCGTATTTGAAATTGTGTATCATCGGTTGCTGGTTTCATATTATAAAAAAAGAATTTATAGATTTTGTATGTGGAGTCTAGGACTACATCGCTAGTTCCATTTATAAAATCTATAGCGGTTGTTGTTGATGCTGTTTGTGATTTTATTTTTACATAATCAGCACTGCCAGGTTTAATATATGAATAATCTACTCTCTTTAATGCCCCTGCATCGGATACTAAAAATTCATCTGTGTCAGCAGGTTCTGCTCCAAGCGCCGTTTGACCACTAATTGCTGAATCAGCTAATTGAGATCCACCTACCGAATCGGCAGGGGGATTAACCGTCTGTAAAGCTCTGCCTAAAAAGACAGTATACATTGTATCGGCTGTAGTTGTTGCTGCACTTAGTGTTAAGGTTGATGCAGCAGCCGTATAAGCATAACTTGATCCTGGCTGTTGAACAACATTATTAATTACTAATCTTAAATCATTTTCATTTACGACTGGATAATCCAAAGCATAGGAGGTCGTTGCACTTGTTGTAAAGTGCTGAACATAAAAGGAAGCATAACTTTCAGCTGGTGTTGCGCCAATATAGCTCATATTATTTCCCTATTACGTTATTTCCATTATAGACAATGAGCCTGAAACTTTATCGGCTATAGAACAATCAATGTTTAAATAATCTGTTGTTTCTAAAACAACCTTTCCGCCAGTTAAAAGCTCTAATGAACTTCCTGATGGAATTGAAACATCTTTAACTAAAAAAGATGTTCCGTTTGTAACGTTGTTTGCTCCACCTCTATTTGCTGTATCACTAACAAGTTCTACCTCAACAGTAACTGCTGATGTATGAATATTAGTAAGTATCAAACCAAGTACAACAGTAGTAGTGCTTCCAGCCACTGTGTACATTTTATAAGGTGTAGCAGCCACGTTTGGTTCTGCCGCAAATGTTACTACTTTAAATGTGTTTGCCATCTATTCTCCTTGTTATCCTAACGCAACGGCCAGAGCCGTAGCGTCCCCTAATGATGCTTTAGTATCAGCATAAGCTTTAATTGATTGTTGTGTTGCTAGTGCTGTTGCACTATTTGAACCCATAGCATCTTCATCCAGACAGTCTGAAATATTTGAAGTTGTTGGAAAATCCAAATTCTGTGAATTTAAATCTAGGTCACCCCCTAATTGGGGTGAAGTATCATCTACAACAGCGGCTAATTTTGTATCGGCATAAGCCTTGATTGATTGTTGTGTTGCTAGTTTCGTTGCACTATCAGAACTCATACTATCTTCATCGAGACAATCTGAAATATTTGTAACTGTTGGAAAATCCAAATTCTGTGAATTTAAATCTAAATCTCCCCCTAGTTGTGGTGATGTATCTTCTACAAGACTAGTAAAGCCTCCTACCTGATTATCACTCGCGTCTAAATAAACTGCT